ATGGATAATATTCGTAAGGGTAAACCGATTAAACGAACACGCAGGCGTAAACTTCGTGATCTCGGTGACTTAGACGGATTATTTCAGACGTTCATCACGATAAAGACAGCCGAAGGGAAAGCGAAAGGAACGTTACAACAGTATCGCGATAATTATAAATCTTTTACTACGTTTCTTGACGAATTCGATATACCTCGTTCTCCTACGGTTATTGACCGAGATACAATACGACACTACATAAACTATATGCGCAATGATTGGGTGCAATTTAAGGCGAACGTTTATATATCGGATGAGGAAAAGAAGCGAGGTCTATCAGATAGCACGATAAATACGCGCTTAAAAACACTGCGAGTGATGTATAACACCTTAGAGAGCGAAGGACTTATTGACAATAATATAATGCGCGGAGTTAAGAATGTACAAGAAATAGAGGAGCCTATTATTATTTTACAGCCCGATGAATTGGAACGTCTTTTAAAAGCACCTGATAAGAAAAACTTTGCCGACTTTCGAGATTATGTACTAATGAACGTATTATTAGATGGAATGATGCGGATCGGTGAAATAACACATGTTGAAAAGCGAGATTTTGATTTTAAATCACATACTTTAACGATTCGATCGTCTATTGCGAAAAACCGAAAGATGAGGTATATACCTTTGTTACCTACTACCTGTCGACTAATTCAGGAGTTAATTGCCGAAAATGAATTGGATTTTAAAAGCGATTATGTGTTTCTAACTAACTATGGAGCGCGTCTTGATAGAAATCACTTCAGAAAGAGATTAGTTGATTTTGCAGCAAGAGCTAATGTGAAAAAGAAGGTTCATCCCCATTTATTTAGGCATACAGCCGCTACAATGTTTTTGGAGAATGGAGGAGATAGCCGAATGCTTCAAAAGCTACTCGGTCATTTAGATTTACGGATGATTCAGAGATATACGCACGTGGCTGATAAGTCTGTAGCAAAGGCGCATGCCAAACATACAGTGATGAATTACATTATCAAAGCTCAATCTATGCCCCGAAAAATAAAAAGATCTTAAAAATAAAAAAAAGAACGCCATCCAGCGGAAATAATTCCGATAGATAGTGCGTCCTGACCTACGTCTATTATATCGGAAAAAAGCGTACAAGTCAACGCTTATTTAAGTGCGCCTTCTTTTCCGAAACGGTTGCCGTCTCTTAACGAGGAGAGAAACCGAATGTACACGAAAGAAGCCTCTAAAATGGCGTCGTTCCGTTCAGTGGACGAGCTTAACGGCGCCATCCGTACGCATATATACCGCAATAAATCCGATTTAACGCCTGCCGCAATCGAGGTTCTAAAGGTGCTGTCTCGTCATGCCGTCAAAACGCCGGGCGTGGCGTATCTGAAGCTCGCAACGATCGCAGAACTGATCGGCAAGCACCGCGTAACCGTTATTCGTTCCATTAAACGACTAATCAATCTCGGCATTATCCGCAAAGAAATAAAATATCGGCCAGTAACCGGAGGCAACGGCGCCAATATGTACGTGATCCTGCCGGCTGTTAAGACCGATGTTACTCCGTCCGTGTTACCCCGCCAAGACGCCGAAAAGCCAACGGAAACAAAGGCGGAAGTATCGAAACGGAAAGACGAAGCTGTTATTTCTCAAAGCGCAAATAAGTTCTTTCAGAATACGTATGCTGCGTTCAAATTGGCGGTCAGTACGTTTGTCAGTGATCGTAAATTAACGAGTAAGCTTTACGGCATATACCTTGCGCATACGTCGTATTTAAAAGGCGTTTATGCTGCCGATACACTTCAAGAGATCGGATTAGAGGCCGTACGGCACACATTTATCGCGACTAAACGGAAAACTATACGCAATTTGGCCGGCTATTATAATGGCGTACTGGATCGTATGCTCGACCGGTTGTATGCTGCGCGATTTGATTCGTTAACGCCTCGGTAGCGTCTTCGGGCGTTAGTTCGTCGTTTTGTTAGCGAATAGTTTCGTTCGTGTTTCGTTAAAATTAGTATTAATTTACTGGTTTATGTTCGTGTTTTAGGTATAAATAGCAATTTTTATTTGGTTATATCAATGCAATTTTCGTGATTATGTTGAAAGTGACTTATTAACTCTATATCCTTTCATCAGAAAGGAGTATTTAAAATGACAAAAAAGAAGGACATTTTCATTGTCGAAGAGGATTTAACTGAGTTATCTAATTTAATACATAAATTGAGTTCAACTAATTCTAATAGGGATCGAACGACGATCGAAAAAGCCCTAGTTACTGTACTAAGGCAAATGGAGGTTGCAGGGAATAGGAAGCGAACCATAAGCGACTATCGTCTTTACGTAAGTGACTTCATCGAATCAGAGGGCCTTACATATTTAGATGAAATAACTACCGAATCAATTTATTTATGGCTTGAAAAAATGGATGTCAGCTCACAAACAAGACTAATACGTCTAAAGTGTCTAAAGGCTTTTTTGACGCGCTGTTTTGATAATGGATGGTTTGAAACGAAGTTTTGGAAGAGTATTAATATAAAGGTTGATAAACAAGTGAAAGAAGGAGCGACGGAGCAGGATATTAAAATACTACTATCTGTATTAGACTTAAGAGATTTCGTCCAATTGCGCGATGCTACGGCAGTTCTTCTTATGTATAAAACGGGAATTCGCGTAAGTACCCTGGCAAATCTCGAAGAAAAACACATTGATCTCTCGGATAAATTACTAAGATTGAACGGAGACATTCTAAAGAATCGCGAATCTATATTGCTACCATTCGATGATGTTCTTACACGTATGTTAGACGTTTTGATGAATCAAAACAAAGCCATCCGAAGTCAATACCATATAGATAATAACTACGTTTTTATTACGAAACAAGGTGGACCAATCGCAACGGGGCCATCAAACAATAACATACAGAAGCGTTTAAATAAGTACGCTCGTGAGTATGAATTGAAAAATGTTAATCCGCATGCATTGCGAAGAGGTTTCGCCAAATCATTACTTGATAAAGGCGCTAGATTAACAGATATATCTAAAGCGCTCGGTCATAGCGATCTTTCCGTAACAACACAGTATTTGTATTTAGATAAAAATGAAGTAGCTGAAAACCTTCGGGAATATTTATAAGTCGATTTTTAGTATATCTCAAACTTTAAATAACGAGGTGTATATAATGGCAAACGCTGTAGACGCAATTAAAACGAAACGAGACATAAATAAAATGAAAAACGCCCTGCATGGACGCGACCAGATGATGTTTATACTTGGCGTTTCTTTAGGCCTGCGCATCTCTGACTTGCTAACGTTGAGGATCGGCGATCTGCGCGGTCAGACGCATTTAAAGTTACGAGAGGGGAAGACGGGCAAGATGCGGCCGATAAAGCTATCGAAAACGGTCCAGCTTGCGACCGCTAAACTGACCGGTCCTGACGATGCGTATATCTTCCAATCGCGTAAAGGCGTAAACAAACCGATTAGTCGCGTCCAGGCGTATAATATTCTAAAGGCTGCCGCGGATCGTGCAGGTCTGAATGTTGCGATTGGAACGCATACGCTGCGTAAAACATTCGGCTATCAGTTACACGCAAAAGGAATCGATATCACGCGGATTATGAAGATATTCGGTCATAGTTCGGAGGCGCAGACGTTAAGGTATATCGGCATTACAGCGGAGGAGATTGAGGCAGCGTATGAGGCTATCGAGGTATAGGGTCTGCACCAACGAGCCGCGTCTACCGCGGAGGGTCGCCCGAAACTCAGGGGGTTGCGTACTGTTACGCCTGTAATACGGGCATGGGGGTACTATGCTATAACGTTGTTACATAAGTGAGTAGGTAGATAAACCGCGTCAGATCAACGATTCCAGCAATATGTTAGCGTATTATTATCGGGACACATTGCGCCCAGCTGAATAGATACGTGTAACACGGACGTATTACCAATATGCAGTATTTTATACATAGCATGCGGCATATGCCGATCGGTGGGGTGTTGGTGTGGCGCGGCTTCAACGTTGCATAAAATACATACGATTTGTTACGTAGGGTAATCGCCTGCTAACGCTGTTATATCAACGTTTATGATTGTTGTTGAATTTAACTCAAGTTCATTCTGTTAAATTCGTTATTCATAAATGTGAATTTAATATACTATCATATAAATAGACAATAAATAAAAAACCGCCGACCCCCCCAAGTGCCCCACAAAGGCCGCCTCATCTGCTGTTCGGAGCTTGCGCGCAAAATTTTGAACTCGGGTGGTTGAACGGAATTCAAGACAAAAAAAAGACGCCGGTTTATTCAGCGTCCTCTTCCGTTTCTTTTACTTCGAATAATTCTTCGTATTTGGCTCCGGTTGCTTTCATTATCGATGCGACATGCCAATCGTAGTGTCTTTCGGAATTATCAAACCGAGATATCGACGACTGTGGGACGCCGGATCTGCGCGATAATTCGGATTGCGACCAGTTTAGCTGCGAAAGAACCGCGCCAAGACGAGGCTTTACCGTAAGTTTCATTTCGATCACCTCGCGTTAATTATAACGGAAAAACTATGCGGAATGTCAGCCTTCGCCGTCTCACGAGCATCCCTCCAAACGCTTCGAAAAGCCTGGGCACCAGGCACGTTTTAAACGAGCATTTCAAAAAAGACGCCGATTATTCAGCGTCACCAACTTCCTCTATTTCGAATAGCTCCTCGACTTCTACTCCGAGCGCTTTCGCAATCGAAAACACGTGCCAATCCTCGTGTCGGCTGTTCTTATCGAATCGCGAAATCGAACCTTGCGGCACGCCCGATGCTTCCGAAAGCCTTACCTGCGTCCAGCCTTTTTCTTTCATAACGGCGTTTAGACGCGGCGTAGCGTTTAATTTCATTTCGATCACCTCTGCGACTATTATACGATATCGAATAACTAGCTATTATAATAATGTGTTGTTCTTAATATTTATGACTTTGTAGCTTTTCTCAAAAATATTATTATGAATACAACACAAACAAAAAAAGATGAAAAAGTAAACCATAAATTTATATTCAAACTAATAGCGAAAAAAGTTATTAGGATTATTACCAGGTTTATAATATAAATCTTTAAAGAGATTTTTTTTCTTTCAAGGTTAGATGTTAATGCAGTCAAGAGTCCAAAAATAAAACACATACAAAAGAAAAATATACCACTTAAAATGTTCGTGGAACAAATTATAGCTAAGAAGAAAAATATTAACGTTAGCATTGTTAAAAAAACGGGTGTGAGTATTTTTTTGATTTTTAAAATAAAACTGAATAAATGTTGATCAAACGTATCTTTAAAAATATCCTCCTCTGTTTCTTTTAATTTTGTCAGGTGCTTTGAAATGATTTCTTTGATTTTTATGGTTTTTTTGTTATCCCTGCTATCTTCTGATAATAAAGTTATTAATTCTTTCGAAATACTCTTATCTAACATAGATAAGTTTTCATAAACATTGGCATAAAAATCTGTTTGTTCTATTTTTTTTGCTTGAAGTAATTCATATTCTTTTAGAATACTCACACAAGCATTTTGAGAGTCTTTCGTCTGTTGTTCCATTTCTGTAATATCTTTATCCTGAGAGCTTTTCAATTCTTTATATAACCAAAGTGAGATGATAAGTACTAATGTAACAGCAAGTGTCGTACTAGTATCTTCATTAAAATAGTTAGATAACTGCTCTATGATACTATTCATTTACTGGTCTCCTCTATTTTATAATGCCTTCAATTGCTTCTCTAATTGTTGACCATTTTTCAAGTCCGCGAGCTACATGCGTACCTTTGCCTGCTATTGTCGCGTATGCTTCGTATGTATTATTGCCTTCAAAAACTCTAACCGATAGATCCCTCTCCTTAAAGAGAAGCCATTCTTGTTTTTCTCCTTCAAATAACATTTTATGATCTATCCTCAATATCCAAGTTGTAAAGAATAATGTCGTCGATGGTGTATGTCTTAGTTGGTGAGAGATTATTTAATACATGCAAGATTTTCTCGATTGTTTCGAGTTCTATCCGTTTGGTTTTCCCTTCGCAAAGATCCCCGATGGTTGCCGGCCTTACTTTTGCCTCAACAGCTAGTTTGTTTTTGGTAATTCCTAACTCATCCAGTATATAGTTCAACTTAAATTCAAAAGGCATTTTCTCTAATCCTCCGTAATTTTATTTTAACCATATTATACAAGTAAAACGGCAGCAGTAAAATATTTTTTAAAAAAACGCAAGAAAACCTCTTGACGTTTTACTTCTGGAGTAATATAATTAACTCAACGAGTAATACTACAGTAGTTAAATTGAATGAAGACAGACATCGACAATCAGATCAGAAGCGAAAATTTCGCATTCTACTAACCCTAGGTTAAATTTCGCACGATTTGCTTCTTATTGCAGTGTTGCGTCTTGATGAGAAATTAAAGGAGGTAATTGGAAATGAACGTTTACTATAGAAAAACTGTTGTTGGTTGGTGGAATATTTATCCGGCAGGTGCGGCCGAGCAGTTCATAAATCTTTCGCCAGAAGAATTCTTTACGCTCTTGCCTCAAGTATCCCGAAAAGCATTTGCTGGTTGCGCTGAAATCAAGCCCGAGGTAGCGCAAGAATTATTCGGTGAGGAGGTGCGGTCGGCATGACGGAAAAATTTAGTCCGAAGAAGGTGAAACTTCACTGGCACGGAGTCGCATTTGATACGGGGCTGCCGATACACGAGGTATCTGACGCCTGGTTAATGAGTCCCGACATTATCGGAAAATATATGGGAGACGATGAACTCGCATTTTACGAAGTTGAGCGTCTGGAGAAAAAGAATAACGTTTTTCATTTATACGAAGATAACCATCCACGCTTTTTCATGGTAGGAACGTCGAAGCTAGGCGGAGATCTTTCCAAAATCGATTTTCCTGAACTTGCAAATATGTCATTTATGGATTTCATTCGGATTGGTTTTTCACTAGAAAGGGAGGATTCACGATGAATAAATACAGTGTTTCTAAATCAGCAGTGAGAACGGCAGCAGTTCGTCTTGGTTTTACAAAAACGCAAGCACAGAACGTATTGCCGAAATATGCTCAAGGCGCCGTGTTCGTTTGGTCTCTCGATTCAACTAGCGGCAGCCAAGCCGTTTACGACAACTACAAAGAAAAAGTCCGCCTTGTAATTGCGGAAAACGGTACCGTATTGGACGTTTTTCCAGCAGACTATACGTTACAATCAGCGCGAAACTTGTCAGAAGAGGTTCGCCAATCACTCAAGGAGACGACGAGAAAGACGCTAATTACGAAAAGAGACGAGACCCATCGAAAATGGTGTGAGGTAGAGATCAATTTTCACGCAAACAGTCACGAGATCGCTAAGGTGCGGCTTGCAATGATCGACGCAAATCTTGAGGAGCAGGCGGAACTAAGTAAACGCTTGGAGGATCTTTGTACGAAGAACAAGCGGCTGCATATCGAACGTTCTGAATTGCGAAAAGAGAGAACCGAGTTAGAACGCGCACTTGTACCTTACATTTGAGAATCGAGGCGAGAACAGTGTATAAAGCAGGCGAAACCGTGCGATATTGGGGCGTTAAAACAGGCGGTCTGACATGGCTTTCGGCGGAAGCGATGATCGGTAAGGTAATCGGCCAGCAGCGCCAAGAACGGAGTTATAAGATCGAGGGGCTGTCGGGTACTATACATGACGTTCCGGAAAAGTTAATTGAAGGAGGTTCCGAAGTTAAAGCCGGTTAAACGCCCGGCTTAATTTTTTTGACCATTTTCCGAAGTACATACGCAACTTATAGTGACGGAAGAAATTTCAGCGCAAACGTGTCCGTTTTTAAAAGTTTATACGCAGTTATATACGAAAAGGCTGTGCCAATCCGGAAGTTAATACGCAGTTATATATGAGGGGGTAATTTTGTGCGACATTTATTCGACGTGCATATTATCGGTTGTGAAAAGTTTTAGATGATGCAAAATTGAACACAACGATGGGGTTTTACTTGTGAAGGACGAAAAATTCAGCGAAAAAGGTGTCCTGATTTAAAAGTAACTTTGCAGTTATTAACGACGGTATAAATTTTTGCCGAATTGTGCGGTCTGGAAAAGTCGCGGGTATTATCTAGTGAACTGCGCGGCTTTCGCCTTACTTGTTGTTTTGTGAAAGATGTCCCAACACCGCCGGCTACTACATTCTGATATATAGATAAGGAGTAATTTTTAAATGGAATTATAAAAAGGATGCTATTAAGCATCCCCATGTCGTTTTTTTAAATCTAAGAGAGCTTTATAAACTCGTTCTAAATCGTCAGTTTCAGCAGGAAAAGAAGGTGCTTGTCGGCCATTTACTTTTCCGTCGATTACCATTTGAACTTTATAAACTCTCCGATGGGAACCGTCACTCCACTCTTCCATTCCTACAGAAACTTTGTATTCAATCTCTTTCGTTATGTTTTTTCGAGTTGCTTTTACTTTAACGTAATCTTCAGGAAAAAATGTTTTTGCCATCTAAAATCAACCGCCTTTTCTATGAGTTATCAATAGTTTACTATAGGAAACCATAGAAGTAAATACCTTTTGTAAAAAAGTTCAAGAAGGGAGAATAAGAAAAATGCAAACGTTCAATAAACTTTTACCTAATGATAAGAATGAATTATTAGAACAAACAAACTATGAAATGTATAACCTCGATCTTATGCGCAAGGTGTTTCCACGTATTATTGGTGAGTTTGATCAAATTTATAAACGGAAGCAGCGAAAGCCGCAAATTAGAGACATTATTGCTTTGTACTTTTATCTACTTTCATATGTCGACGGCAAGCATACGTTAGAGAGTGGCGAAAAAAGTAAACGCTTTGGGGCTAGCTTTCCGGCGCGTCAAAAGATAGCATCTGACTTGGGGATCGCTGAAAAACGGATAAAGCAACTAGTGGACATTCTTTTAGCTAATGGATTGCTTCTCGAAGTAAAAGACGTTTGGAGCGGAACAGACCGTTATAAATGGTATTTCGTGTCATTCTGCCCGTGGATCAGTGATGACGGTTATATTGTTTCAGAAGATGGCGAGAAAATAGTGCCCGATCTATCGGTTTATAAGTGATACAGGCATTAGATGACCGTTTGGGTGCGGTCATTAGAGGTGGGCTTGCAAAGGGTTATTAGATATCCGAGTAAACATACCAAGAGAAACATACCAACGTTAAACATACCAACAAATAATAGCGCTCAATTAAAAACCTTTCGCGCAGATACTTATTAATTAAATAACTTCTATCGCGATAAAGACTATCTGCAAGAGTAAGCGTAAGCGAACGATTGCTTTGTTTCAAAAAGAAAGGAGGAAATAAAAATGAAAACATACAATCCAAAGGAAGAGCTCAAACATGAAATAAATAGATGGAAAACCGAGGTTAACTCCGAGTTTATGGATGCCGCACGTTTGAATTGCGAGGTGGATGCTGCGCTATCGGCATACGTACAGGCTTCTGGAAAAAGTCCACTACAATCGGAGCCGAAGTTAATGAATCTTATTAGCGATCTGCTCGTCAAGGTTCATGAAAATATCGAGCGGCTTCAAATAAAGGAACGGACCCGTGAAGAGTGGGAGCGCGAGGAAGAAAAGTACATACCTCCAATGCCTTCCGAGGTTCCAGCCGAATATCGAGTGTGCGCCTGTTGGAATTGTAATAATGTTTTTCAGCGTCTAGGAAAAAAGAAATACTGCAGTGACGCATGCGGGCAGGAGCAAAGAGATGCGGATAAACGGTTGAAACGAACCGGCACGTACTTAGCTCCAAAACGTGACGGATATTTGCTTAACAGAGAAGAAAATGCTGGAAAAAAAGACGAAGGGAGGCTCGTTTTTACCGATCGAATACACTTATATGGCAAGCGTGAATTGGAAGGAAATCGCCCGTATTCTCCACGTAGAAATACAGAAGCAAAACAGCATGGCGAAATAAAGTTTGGCCAAGTCGGGGGGAGCGGAGAAGAAAAGTCGGAATATGAAAGATTTAGAGACGGTGAGAGTCCGGGTATCTTTACGGTTGATATTGCGTCCGGTCTTAAAATCTACCATACAAGCGGGAAAAAACACGAATATAGTGAGAGGGATACTGGCGCGTGGTACCTCTTTCAATCTTGCATTAGTCATTCTGGCTAATGCTTTTTTTATGCTTTTTTTTCGATGCTTAGTTAAGAAAATTTAACAAGGAGGGTAGACCCTATGGAATTAACCGGTGATCAGTTTTTAAAAATTCGCCGAATTTACAGGCTATCACAAAAAGATGTAGCAGATTTAACAGGGGTTTCGGAGGCTTTCATTTGCATGGTCGAAAACGGAAAGCGAAAACTTACTCCAAAAGTCTCTACAAGATTAGCAGATAAATTGGATCTTAACCCTGCTAAAGTGATTAGCCTGCTTGAATTCTACGCGCATACGGAGGTTATTAAATGAACCAGCGAAAAATCAACACGATGCGAACTAAACTCGGCCGCCTAGCCCGAAACCAATGTGCCAACTACAAAAGCAGCGGTGCCTGTGATCTTCAGCGTTGCGGTCTGTGTACCGTTGAAATCAAAACGGATTCAATGTCGGGGAATATTTGTCCGTACTTTATGCGAAACGTTCTGCCCGCAGATCCTGCTTTAATGCGGGAATATCTCGAATATTTATCAGCCGATCATCCGTTACAGAGCAAGTCGAACAGGGCGGAAAAATGCAAACGTTGTGGCCGACGATTCGAGCGCAAAAGTAACCGACAACTATACTGCGCCGGATGTGCGATTGAAAATGAAAAGGAAAACAGTCGGCGAAGGAATCGAGATTATCGAGATAGACAAAGAAAAAGAATGACGATTTAGACGGCTGTAAACGTTGATATGACGGGCTTTGTAAATGCAAAAAACGTCATCCGGCTATACCACTATTAGAATTCGATTTTTGTATCTAAAGGAGGTACATCTTTGACTAATGTCTTGGTCTACGTAAAACCTGACGAAGTGCTCACGGTTGACGCGGAAACAGGTGAAATATTGCGAAAGATTAGCGGCTGTCACCGAGACTTACTCGTGTCACAGGCGCTTTTTTACTGCCGGAAGGCCGGCGAAGTACCCACAATCGCTTATCAAAGGGAGGAAGACGCATGTACTGCGTATCTAAAATGACCGAATTTTGGGGTAGTTACGGAGAGTCAGGGAGCTCGTATATTCGCGAAACAAAAGGCGGCAGTTTTACGGGCTTACTACCGGGCGACGTTGCGCTTATCGAGCTTGATACAGAAAGAGGCATCTATATGGTGACAGGCCGTGACGGCGGCATTATCGCGCTGTCTACTGTCCGGTACAACCCTAAAGCGACTGAGCCCGAAGTCCGACGTGAGCTTTTCAATGCGGCCACCGATGTCGCCTATCATTACGGCGCTAAAAATGCGTTTGTTGTGCAGGGGGTTGATCGAATACCGGTAAACGAGTACGAGGTCGGACTTCTCACTGCCGAGGGGGATGAAAGATGAAACATACGCTTTATATAACGAAGGTGAGCGATGAAAAGCGGGTCGTTTATGCCTATCTCGTTACTAATTACCAAGGCATAAAGACGTCCGGCCTGTTTGTTACCGCAGGCAAGCACAAATACGATGGCAGCCGCACCGATCACATTGCTCTTCAGCGTAGTCTAAGGGCTGCGTCAGAGTTGGCGGGGGTGGTCGACTTGAAAATCGTTTTCGATCAACCACTTATCGACTTAGCGTTTGAAATGGTCGAAGTTGCGGTTCCGAAATATCCTTCACTCTACCAGACTTCTGCGCGGCTTATGGGGCGGTTCCAGTCTCATGAATTCGCTTCTACTGTCTTTACAGATATGGAGGCATGTCCGGAAGAAGTAAGCGCGATTGATGAAGCGATGGAAATGCTGGACGGATGTCGTTCGTTAAAGGGCCGGATATTACTGCTAAAAAACTACCTTATTCATGCTAAAAATATTATTTCATAGGGGGATTAGGGTGAAATTCGAATACTCGGAAGAATTAAAAGGGAAAATATCGCACCTGGAAGAGCTAGAAAATCAAAAAAAGAGAACTAATGAGAAGTTGCAGGAGCATGATGAAAAGCTAGCGGAAGAGCTTAAAAAAGCTGAGGAAGCTTTGGAAGTGGCCGTAATGGAGTTAGCGCTTGATCCATCTCCTGCAAAGAGAACGAAAGAGCGTAAGGCGAGAGAGACGGTCGAGTCGCTACGGCTGGAAGTTTCGGGTGGGAGCGAAAGGAAAAGATCCGTTAAACAGATGCATGATCGGAAAATACATGCTGCGAAAGAGGACATACTTCGGACTTTATCGGCTGAGGTAACTGAACACAAGGAAAAATACGAGCAGTCGGCACTCGATCGAGTCCGTAAAGCCAAGATGGAATACCTAAAGGCCGCGGCAGGTTATCACGATTTAATTGATTTACAATGCCGGCAAACCTATTTTGATATGGCCAGACAGATAGGTGAGACACAACTCGCCACTCAAAATGGGCTTTTCGAAAAATATAGGCCGAGAATTTACGTTAACGAACCGATTTTCACATACAGACCTAGTGGTACGAACCCTTACGGGATTATCGAACCTGAAATACATCGCGCATGGACCAGAGGGGAACTCCCTGCTGAATAAGGCGTTAAAATCGGCAAGAAAACAATGGAGGAATTTTATAATGAGTAAACTTGATGTAATGATTCAGAGCTACACACAAGCTGAAAAAATTCGCGAATCGGTTAAAGGCTTTGTTATGGAAGCTAAACAGGGCTTTGAAAAGCGTGAAACAGAAATCCTCCGGGATGCTACTCTTACGCGTGCCGGCCAAGAACAGCACTTAGAAAAAGCACGCTCTCATTATTTAAAACAACTTTTAGGGCAACTTCAAAGTGCTAAAAAGGAATTCGAAAAGTCTTCCGACAGCGCGGTCGCTTTTGCGGACGAAATTCTTCTTGCTGACCCGGAAAGACCGTCCGCAGCAGTAGAAGCCGAATTTGAGCGACGTCTTACTGCGCTTAGAACGGATACTATACTCGCGACGAATACAAAATCAGGATTGAGTAAGCTAGATTCTTTCGTCAATGCGATCGATAACCCGTATTTTGCTCGAAAAATGATGGATGAATTCCCGGCGTTGGCAGCCTCTTTTGTTAATAAAGACGTATCGAGCCAACTAAAGCTCGGCCATATAAATACGAAGCTGATAAGTATGGCGTCTACCGAGGAACAAAAACAAGCTCAACAGATTAAGGAGTCCGCCTTGAGTAAAAAAGAACAGCCACTTATTCCGGAATATGACCAGTATTACAATGTAGCGACAAAAACGTTTGGTCCTCAGATGGCCGACTACCTTCGTAATCCTGAATCGTATTCCGGCCAAGAGTAATTTAATAAAGTCCGAATGAAGCAGGGTGTCCGTAATGGGCGCCCTTTTTATTTTACCTAAAAGGAGCGAGTGAAATGGGAGAGATAATTCCTTTTGTCACGAAAGAAGAAGCGGACAGAGTCGCCTATGCGGTCGGTGTTATCGAATGGCTCACAGAAAAGGTCTTAAAAGGCGAGTTAGACTTTACCGACGGGCAAGAATCAAAAATCGCTGAAGCAACTGAGGTCTTAAATCAGTACAGCGCGGAGGAACTTTTGATTTTCTTCAATCGTCCGCAGGAAGGCGATAAAGAATGAGCGGAACAACAGTCGGAGAAATTAAGGCGCGGCTAGTTCTAGATACGAACGAATGGAGCCGGAGGCAGGCGCAAGTAAGAAATGATCTGACGCAAATGGGGCGGTCGTCCGAAAACGTATCAAAGCAAATGGGCCTCGTACAAAAAGCGTCGCTCGCGGTCGGAGGCGCGGTCGCTGCGGGCATCGGCGTGTCCGTAAAAAAGGCGGCTGATTTCGAAGCGGCCATGTCGAACGTTAAAGCGATAAGCGGCGCGACCGGACAGGAATTCGAGGACCTGAAAAACATCGCGTCTAAAATGGGCGCAGAAACGAAGTACACAGCGGTCGAAGCTGCGGAAGGTCTTCAATATCTAGCGATGGCCGGCTTTAGCGTAAAAGATCAGGTCGCCTCTTTGCCATCGGTACTTAACTTAGCGGCGGCATCAAACGAAAGTCTCGGACGTTCGGCGGACATTGTATCGAATATCATGACCGGTTTTGGCATCAAAGCAGAAGAGTCCGGCCGTGCTGTTGACGTTCTCGTCAAGACGATGACAACCGCGAATACCGACCTGCCACAGTTGGGCGATGCGATGAAATACGTAGCCCCTGTCGCGCAATCTCTTGGCTATTCGATGGAAGATACAGCGACAGCCGTTGCGAAAATGTCTGACGCCGGTATTCAGGGATCGATGGCAGGTACGGCGCTTCGTGCTTCGTTATTGCACCTGGCGAATCCTGTCGGGCAGTCAGCTAAAGCGATGGAAAACTACGGTATCGAAGTGGAAGACGCTCACGGAAATCTTAAGCCGTTGCCGGAATTAATCGGACATATCGCGGAAAGATTTGATGGTATGACGTCAGCACAAAAAACGGCAGCGGCGGCGCAATTAGTCGGAACTGAAGCAGCGTCCGGATTCGTAACGCTTTTAGGTGTCGGAGAAAAAGGTCTTCGGGATTACTCTAAAACGCTACAAGACGCAGGCGGCACGGCCGATCGCGTAGCTAAGACGCAGATGGATAACCTTAACGGATCATTCGAGAAATTTAAATCGGCACTCGACGGGCTCGGCATCAAAATCGGTAATGAGTTCTTACCTGCTTTCCGAAAAATTGTCGATACGGGTACGCAGATACTCGATTTCCTTAACAAGTTAAATCCGGGCATTATTACGACCGGACTCGAAATGGCAGGCACGGCGGCAGCTATTGCGCTTGTAGCGTCGTCGGCGGTTAAGCTCGGCATAGCACTACGAGGCTTATTCGTTGCGATGGGACCTGCCGGATGGATTATAACAGGGCTTTCGATTCTTGGCGGACTTTTAGTCGGAGTTAAAGCCGGATATGACGAAATGAATACGGTCAGCCTCGAAGCGGCCAACGCAAAGCAGAAGGAAATCGATTCACTTAACGGACTGATAACTGAATTTGATAAGCTTCAGGCGAAAACGAAGCTGACGTCGGATGAGTTTGCGCATTACCTCGACTTGAACGATCGGATTAAGACCGAGACGAATGCGGATTCGATTAAACGGATGAAAGACGAGCAGGCGGGGCTTCGCGAGAAATCGGGGTTGACGAATAACGAGTTTGATCGATATTTGTCGCTGAACGATCAGATCCTAGATAAAGCACCGCAAACAAAAAGAGCAATTAGCGAACAAGGAAATGCTTTTGCTAAAAATACGAAAGCCTTAAAACGCCTAACAGACCAAAAGGCGGAGGATCTTCGTATTGAATTAGAGTCTCAGCGGGCGAATCTAGAATCGAAAAGATCCGATGATCTCAAAGAAAAGGCTCGCCTGCAAGAGAAAATAAATGACCTTACAAAAACATATTACGATAACGAAACGAAAGTGGAAGAACAACTCAAAAAGGTAAAAGATATAGAAGAAGAGATTAGCAGCGCTAAAGCAGACGGTAATACAGAAGAAGCTGCCAAGAAAGAACAGATACTCGGAACAGAAAAACGGATTCTTAGCGAGCTTCAAGATCAGCTAGGCACAAGCGGCGAAAAGCTTTTGAGTAAAAAAGAGGAACTTCAAAAGGTCAATGAAGAGCTCGCAAAACTCGACACAGTAAAGCAAAAAATGATTGATCTTGAGCTTCGTCAGGTCGGTTTAAACGCTAAAAAGGGTGAGGGCGTTAAAGTTATCGACAAGGAGATTGCACGTTTACAGGACGCCAAAGCGAATCTGAAAAATAATACTTCGGAGGCAGACCGTAAAAAGGACGAGTACAAAAAGGCAGTAAAGGCTATCGACAACGAGATATCCCAATTACAAAAAGCGAAGGGACGCGTTCAAGAGATTGCGGCCGAAGCCGAAACGATGAACGAAAAGCTAGCGAGACGTATCGATAAAAAGATCCACGTAACCTACAGCGCCGACGGAACCGAGATCGAAGAGAGCGCCAAGACGTTTAAGAAAACGCACGGCAGCGGGGGGCGAGAAGTTGCGTATCACACCGGCGGTATTATCGGACGCGGTCAGATCAACAAACTGCATACCGGAGGCCTTGCGTCTAAATTCGCAGACCGACCGATGAGTCACGAAGTGGATATTCGGGCCCTCCGTAACGAAATGGTGCTGACAGAAGCGCAGCAAGCGAACTTAATGCGGATGATCGACGCAGGGCATACGGCGGCCACGAGTGGTAGTCCGGCGGTTTCAGCCGAGATGCTTCAGGTTTTGAAAGCGATTGAATCGGGCGTGAACCGAGACGGTTCGATCCATATAAGCATAGATGGTCATACGGTTGCCAACGCTACTTTTCCGTACTATGATCGGAAAATGTCGGATGAAGTTGGCATGGCGCAGTTGTTGGACGGGCGGTAGGGATAACGAACCAGGGCGGCATTCCTGCCGCCTTTTTAGTTTCGTTCGTCATACGGTTGCCACTATAAAATATAAGATGCTTTCTATACTCTTGCATATCTATAGCTTCTTTTAATAAAAGCATGATGGTATCTTCCCTTAGAAGGAGCGGACAATAGGCCTTCATACACACCCTGAGGTACATCAAAATAATCGTAAGTGCCGCTTTTAAAAACAATCCGTAACACTTTGGATTGGGGATCGTAGCCAACAGCACTTAAATTTGAAGAGTTAACGGGGACTAAGTTCATAGTATCACCTCCATTTGGTATATATTTCTGTAAAAAAGATCAAAATACCTTCAAAAACTAGTCGAAAGGATGAGAAAATTGTTGGAATTTAAAACGTTAAAAGAAATCGTAGAGCAGCTTAAGGATTGCGGATATGAATGCGAGGCAGGTCCGTTAGTGAATAACGTAGCTTTTCAAAAGCTTGCGGAATTGGCTGATGTCGAAATACGAGAGCAACCGTGATCAAACGGAGTCTCTATTGAGATGTCTGAGTAATATTTTAAAAAATAAACTCTTTTTATACCTTGCGCGGTTGAGGCGCTATAGTCTATAATCGGAATTAACAGAATAAGGACGTTCAATGTGAGTCGCATGACTTAACGATGACTTAACGCTTATATATCAACGTTTGACTTACCGAATGACTTATCGGATCACTTGCGGATACCTTGACAGGGTAGAGGTCGCTGGTTCGAGCCCAGTCGGAATCATAGCTTAAACCCTTGCACAGCAAGGGTTTTTTACTTTGCTTATTTATTGATTTTGTCATCATTCATCAAGTTGGGGGCGAATTGAGGGCGGAAGTTTTATTAAGCTGATTTTGAAGTGAATTCAAAATCAGCTCTGTTTCTATGCTAGGTTTAATGGATTATAAGGTTTCAATATTCTTTTCGATTTTTTGAATAACTTGTTCGAGCCATATGATTGGAGATACGCCGTAACTAAGAATGTCCACTCCGCAGCAGCTTCATCGATAAAATCATTCTTTTCTTCATCCGAATAATCGCTGTTTATAAATTTTTTAAGTGTTGCTACATCATTTTCTTGCTCTTCTTTTGGTATCTCCTCTAAGTATTCATCAAGTGCTGACTCTGGAGAATCAATATCCTGATGGAAATAACCACCAAGGAATCTAAACACAGGATCAGAAACTTCGATTTCAATCATTGCTTATCACCACCAAGAAATGTTAACTTCCAATCTGAGAAATGGTACGTATCCTATTCTATATAACTTTCTGCTATATCAATATCATTTGTCATTTCTAAGTCAGGGTATTTTTCATCTAATTTTCTTAAACAATTAATAAGTTCTTTACTTTGCAAACTTTCAGCTAAATCTTCAAATACTTCACTGATCCAATATAAATCTTCTTTATTACAATTTTCTAGATAGCTAATTGTATTTTCCTCATTTTCTGAGAGTACTTCATTTATTTCATCCCAACTTTTTTGAATTCCATAGTCATCATTAAGATTAAGTTTTTTTCTTTTAATTAATATAGCCTCCATTTTTTTCTCTAAGTTCGTATTGATCCTCCATACTTTGTCTATGGTTGTTTAGTTGCATCGGGGAATATGGTTCCTATTTCTGCATTCGTTTTAATAACTCCAACCCTAACACCTTTATACTCTCCGAATATAGTCACACCATTTTCTGCATTAGCGAATTCGGGTAATTCAGCAATCTTTGCACCCGCATCTGCAATATCAGACTCTGTCCAACTTTCGGGAAACCAAGATTGATTGGAGCCTGATCTTTTTGCTTTCACCTTGTGTCCAGGAACATTACCTACTCTAACACCATTAAAGTCTTCCCTTGCTAATTGTGAAATCACGTATCAAAAATAGCCCTTTAGTAGCTGACTTTTTTTGTTAAAATGGTGGAAACAGCAAGGGGGGATAATATGGCTTTACTACGCTTTATAAGTTTGTACGGAATAGTCATCATTATATTGGTGGTCATAGCGAATTTTGCACCGTTCTTGGCGATGCCGTTATACTATATTGCCATAGCTGCATTAGTCTTTTTGATTGCTTATCTGATATATCATTATACCCAAAAAGTTAGAGGGAGGAAAAAGTAAAATTGTAAAGAAATGTATATATGAGGGCGAGGTGAAAAATAAACAGGAGGAGATTATTGTGAAAAAAATATGGTTTTTCTGCCTGACTTTTTCGTTGGTATTTAGTATCTTCGGAGGAGCAGCGAGCGCAGCACCTAAACAAAAGTCACAGCAAGATATTACTGACATTAGAAATTACGTTGAAAAAACAGTTCCTTTATTGAAATCCGCCTAGATAATCTACCCAAAAACTCTTCTTTAGAAAAAATCGAAAAAACAATCTCGAATCACTACAAAAACAATCCAGCACCAGAAGCGTTTAGTAATCCAGACATATCACTTTACGATGTTTTCCCAGAAATGAAATCAGAATTAAAAAAATTCAAAGGTAAAGCGTTCAATATGAACAGTTTTATGATTGAACAAGAAAAAAGTAAATCCTATGGGGATGTGCTTACTTTTGAAACACAAAACAGTACGGTTAAGGTTTATCTAGGTGACTTGGGTGATATCCAGATACTTGAGCAAAAAACTTTAGCTGATTCCCCGGACTCAGATGCAAGCGTCCAAGGTACTACAAAAACCGAAAGGACCACTGGTATTGCTTATGGGCTAGGAGGACCGAAGCTCTTCACATTATGGGCTGAGGGAAGATTTAAATATGACGGCAAAAAAGTTTGGGCTACTTATAAAGATGGCGACTATAAGCGCCATCCGGCGGGTACAGCTTTGTCAATCTCTCCTAGGGCAATAGGACAAGACCGGGACGCCAGCCATGGGGGATATGCCTATAGAGAGGTTTATTCAGGTATATATGTTGAATCCATTGTAGGTTTTAAATGGGCCGGCATCGTTTTAAACTCAGCTCTCGTTGAAGCGTTTGTAGGGTCTACTGCACAAGGAAGTATTTACGGAGGCATTAAGAAAGGGTAA